CTAAATTGCCACCACGCGGTACGGATTCAGCAGCCGCTCATAGGTCCGGTTCTGGTAGTAGGCGGTAGCTCCTTCGCCTGACGCCTGGCGCTCGCGGTTCTCGTACAAGTCGGCCACTTGCAACAGGATTGCGGCCTTTACCGGTGCTGGCATGACCGCAGTCAGTTCATCGGTGGTCAGGTTGAGATAGTCCGCTGTGGCATCAGTCGCAGCGGCGATCATGCCCTGAATCGCTGCATCTTCCACGCCATGAGTCACACGCAAGTACATCTTGGCATCGTCGAGCGTCACCATACTTTTCTCCTCAAACAAACATGAATTGCCCATCGTCGTAGACGCTGGGGCCGGTTTCCTCGGTTTGGGCCGCGACACCAAAGGCCATCGCCATTGCCACCATGCCGTCAATGCGGCCGGTGGCGCGGGCCTTGTCCAGCTTGCGCGACCCTGCCGGATCTTTCGTTACTACCGCGTTGGCTGCACACATCGACAGGGCCGGGTGCATCCCGTGTGCCACGCGGGCATTCAGCAGTTCGGCCTCGACGGCATCGATCGCCGGGGCCATGTCCTTGAAACCCTGCCCCCAGGGGACCAGCGGTAGATCGACGCCCAGGCGGTCCAGTTCTTTTATCAGCAGGTCAATGCGCCAGCGGTCATAGGCGATGGCCTGCACGTCCAGGTCCGCCACAATCTCCGCAATGTCGGCGGCCACATAGTCATAGTCCACGGTTGCGCCCGGCGTGGTGCGCAGGAAGCCTTGCGACACCCACAGGTCATAGGGCACGCGGTCTTTCTGCGCCCGGTCGTGCAGCCCTTGCGCCGGCGTCCAGAAGTACGCATGGGCCTGCCACACGCCGTCCATCTGGCCAATCAACACGAGGGCGGTAAGGTCGGTACGGCCCGACAGATCGAGGCCGCCATACACGGGGCCATCGAACGCCCGCGGCTGCGCCCCGCAAGCCTTCCACACGTCCGGAGAGATGAGCGGGCTTTCGGTGGACACTCGCTGATTCAGCAGCAGATTGCGCGCCGTGTTTTCCATGCTGGGCATGCGCTGCGCCTGTTTCATCTGCTCGGCCAGGTCGTCCAGGCTTCGGAATAGACCCAGGGCTGGATTAGCGGCCTCCCAGGCGCTCCGGTCCATCAGGTCGCACCCCTCGGGTGCTTCGTAGACATGAGACACGATGCGCGGATCTTGGCTCTTTTCGGCATCATCGAGCCACACTGACAGCAGATCGGTATCGCTGGCGGCCTGCGTGGAGATGACCAACAGCAGCGGGTCCTCGTGCGCGCCCTGGCTGGTCAAGATGGCGTCCACAAAGTCGCTGCGCGGCCCGCGCACCTGGCCCACCTCATCCAGAATCGCCAGGACGGGGGATAGCCCGTGGGCTGTCTTGCCTTCGGCGGCTAGCGCCCGATACTCGGTATTGAGCGGCAAACCCAGCAAGCGCTTGCCGGACGGGATGATCTTGACGATGTGCGACAGCTTAGGCGACTGCTGCACCATCTTGGCGGCCAGATTGAACACCAAGGCGGCCTGTTCCCGGCTCATCGCGCCAGAGACGATCTGGCTATTCTGCTTGGCCTCCGGCCCCACCAGGTGCGCAAGCAGCAGCCCTGCAATCAAGCCGGTCTTGCCGTTCTTGCGAGCAATGGACAGATTGGCGCGGCGAGTGCCTGCCGGGTTGTCATAGACCTCCAGAATGAAGCGCTTCTGAAACTCCGCCAGGACCAGCGGCTTACCGACGTGCGCGCCATCCGGCGTGACGCAGTAGCGCTCAATGAAGGCAATGACGGCCTCGCCTCGGGTCATTTCACGGCCCGCAGAGTAGGAATCAAGGGGTCATCCTCGGCGGTCACGCTGCGCTCATTCTGAAGCGCTTTCGCTGCGTCCTGCGAACGCCCCACCGTGGCTTGAGCGTGGACATGCAGCATCCGGGACAACGCCACCGCGCGCCGTGTCAGCGTTTCGATCAGTTTGTGCTTCGGATTGATGTCCATATCCACGACATCCAGCTCTTTGGATACGAGATGGTGCAGGCGCTCGATATCGGCCTGCGTACGCGCCAGGTTGGCAGCATGGGCCAGGTCGGTATCTGTCCAGGTGTCTCGGGCGCGGGCGATCATGATCGCGGTCCAGAAGGGGCGGTCAATGTCTCGAAGCTGGATGTGCTTGGGCGGCTCCAGCGGTCCCAGGGCGGCGTTTTGGTGCGCCTGGACGGCAGCGGCAGCAGAGTCGGAGCGTTTGCGCTTTGGCGTGACTTTCATAATATGAAATCTTTGCAGTTAGCGAAAAATAAAGGGGGAACGGTCGGTCTAGCGGGTTCAGTCCGTGGTGATTTTTTTTGATGCGCTAAGGTTCCACGGGTGGTCCGGGTCCATCGGCATCCCGTTTGCGTCGCAGCCATAGGACACCCTGGCCCCGTGGTCCCTGGCCGTCTTGCGTGAGTGGCACGAGTGGCACAGGCCCACCAGGTTGTCCATGTCGTTGTTACTCGGGTCGCCGTCGTCGTGGTCAACGTCCGTTGCCGGGACGATCAGTCCGCGCTTGCTGCACTCCCTGCACAGCGGCTCGTCGGCCAGCACAGAAGCCCGCAGGCGCTGCCACGCAGCGCTGTTGAGGGGAATGGTGCGGCGTGGGTCTGCCTCCCGTCCTGAACGGTTGGCGGACCTCCTATTCGGCGTTGTGCTCTTGCGCATCATCTATCCCTTCAATCACAGGCAGGTTCTCCAGGCGACGGGCCTCGGACTTCATCATCCACCCGGCACTAATGCCCTTGTCGTAGAAGTCGGCGCGGTTCGTAGCGTCTCCCCGCAGTAGCCCCTCTACCGAGTGCTCGGCAAAGTAGGTGCGCCGTCCCGCAGCGGTTAGCAGTTGGCGGGCAATACCTTGCTCCCACATGACCAGGTGACGGCGCAGGCTCATAGTCACGAACTGGCGGGCCATCTCTACGCTGTTGCTGTAGTTGCCGTGGCGCAGATCACCGATGACCGTGGGCGGAACACGGAACAGGCGGGCCACCTCCTCAACGCTGAATTGGCGGGCTGCTATCCACTCCGCATCCTCCAGCGTCATGCTGATAGTCTGGTAGTCCACTCCCTCTTCCAGTACCGCCGTGCGCCCGCTGTTGGCATGGCCGCTGTACTGCGTATCCCAGCTTTGCTTCAGGGCGGCGCGCTGCTCTGGTTTCAGCTTTTGCGGAAACTTCAAGATGCCGGACAGCTTGGCCCCATTGCGAAACGTCGCATTGCCGTGCTCACGTTCGGCCAGGGCCAAGTCCACCACATCACGAGCAGCTGCGATGGGCGAGACGCCCAGGACGGCATCATCGTTGCCACGGTGGCGCAGGTGAAAGACTTCTTCAGCTAGCAGGCGTGTAACCCGCCCATGCCGGTCGGCATAGTCGAAGGCCAGCCGGTAGTCCCCCGTGGTGCGCAGCGGCGTCACGCGGTCAGGGTGCAGGGGCAGCAGCTCGCGCACCTGGCCATCCCAGCCACGCACGATGCGTGCATAGGCATTGCCGCGCAACAGGACGCAGGCTTGCATCCACTCGCGGAACTCCAACGCGCTTTGAAACTCATTCGGAGCGTCATGCAGAACCGGATACAGAGGATGATCGGCAGCGCGCCCCCGATCATCGCCACCCTTGCGCTCAAAGAGGATCAGCGGCAGCGATGCGATGGTCTCCGAGATTGCCGCCACACATGCATATACGGCGCTCACTCCCTCAGCGCGGGCCGGGTTCAAGCCGCCCCCACTCAAGGCCGCGAAATTCTCCCAATAGTCATCGCCGTTGCTGCGTTTCTCGTAGCCGAAGCGGGACAGAATGCGGTGCATCAGTTGCATACCGTCTCCAGCCAGCGCGCGCGGGGATCGCATCCACCAACCGTGAAGAACTGGTAGCGATTCGGATTCGAGCGCATGGCAACGGTCGTATCGGCATAGGCCGGGTCGTGGGTCAGCGTCACTTCGACCAAATCGACTTTGACCAACTCACGAATAAGGCGGTTACCGCGTTGCTCCCAACGGTCGCCGCCCTCGGAGACACGGAAGCCGAAGGAACATCCGGCAATGTCGCCGCGCTCCACCAGCACGCCCACGTCATTGCCATAGGACGTATCCGGCAGATCGACTTCAAAGGCCAGGCCGGTGTCATCCTCGCGCAGGCGCAGCGTTCCGGCCTGCGTGGTGCCAAGCAAGCTCAGATCGTTGTGGTGGTACAGCGCCCGGATGTTGCGACCCCGGCGCAGCGATTCCGCGAAAGCGCCAGGCCGGATGATTTCCACGAAGCCGCCCAGGTCGGTGGACTCGCTGTTGAATACCGCTGCGTGGCCGCCCACCTTCCCAGGCGAGACGGCGCGCAGGCCACCGTGAGAACGGATCTCCAAGTCCATGCGCGCCCCCGTCATTACGCCAGGTCCACGTCATCCACCGAGACGAAAGCCTCGGGGTGGCGCACCGCCTGGTCTGCCGTCATCATGGCGCGGATCAGCACATTGCCACGGCGGTAAGCCGATTCCGCGTAGGGGTTCACCAGCAGATCGACTTCGGACCAGATGCCCAGGATCAATTGCGAGAAGTCCCCGAAGATCAGCCGGCCGGTGGCGGGCGTGCCTGCCTTGTTCGGCGTCTGGTTCGTGGAGACCAGCGGATAACCGGCCAGGCTAGCGCCGTCGCTCAGATAGATGCCGGTGTTGGCGGACTTCTCCGTGGCCTGCAAGACGCGCTTGACGCTGGGATTGGTCAGCCAGCGCCCGCCGTCGATATTCTTCAGGTCCAGCTTTTCGATAATGCGCAGCACGCCATCCCAGGTCGGGGCGGCCAGCGATGCCGTTTGAATGCCAGTCATCCCCAGCAGGCCCAGCGGCTCTTTCACGCCATCGCCGGACAACAGGGCGCGGTCCAAGGCTTCACCCATCACGAACGACAGGTCATCACGTACCAGCGAGTTGATGTCGGGGCTGGACTGCTGGATAAGCTGGCGCGACAGTTCGGTAATGGCACCGACGTGGCGCGGCTTGAGCGTCACGGGGTCATCGAAGTCCATGCCGGAATCGGACAGGGCCTCATTCTCGGACACCCAGCCAGCGGACATGCCGCTCTTGAACTTGGGGATAACCACGTTGCCGCGCAGACCGGTCAGGACACGCGCCCCCAGCGAACGCATCACCAGCGCATTGCGCAGCGGGCCGATGAACTGGTCAGCGCGGAAGTCTTCGGGAACGATGCCCGACGCCGCGGTCGTGGTCTGTGCGGCGCGGGCCTCAAATGCGGCCATCGGCACATACACGCCTTCCGCCTTGCGGCCCGTGCGGCGCTCGGTCTCCTGGTGGTACTCAGCAGCAGCACCCGTCAGCGCGCGGCCCTCGCTTCGCGCCTGGATCACTTCCAGCAGGGATACACGGCGCTCCACGTCTGCGAAGGACTCGCCGCCCCCTGTCACACGGTCGCCCGTCATACGGCGCTCCATATCGGCCATGAAGATGGCGCGCTGTTCATCGCCTTCCAGGGCCGTCACCTCGCCCTTGAGTTTGTCAAAGCCGGTTTGTTCGGCCTCGGTCAGGTTGCGCTTTTCCGTTTCGGCGCGAGCCAGGATGGCGCGCATCTCCACCACTTTGCGGGCCTTAGCCTCGCGGATTTCTGCTAGTGTCATTCAGGTTCCCCAATAAGTACCTGAGACCTAGTTATCACGCAGGTTTATGGGCAACAAGGGCGGTTCTGATGACTGGACTTCCGCGAACTTTGGCGGACAAAACTATTTTGTAACGGCGTTGTTTTCCCGCTGAAAATGACAACGGGGTGCAGTTTTTGCACCCCGTGTTTTTAGGTCAATGCGGCCTACCGTACTTCACATGAAGGCATGAAGCGCCCCCATCAGCGGGACATATCCGCAACGGATGGTTGTCACCGTATGCAGGTGGAAGGTCTTCCCGAACTGAGCAGTAACCAGGTGCCGATCCTGGTTTGCGTAGGTGTGTGCATTGCAGGCAATTACTTTTCTCCAAGCTGGAGACCTGCACCCCCACTTTGACGGTGCAGGTCTCGTTTTGATGTGCGCTTTGTTTGTGATCGCTTGCCCCTAGTGCTTGGAGAATTTCCGTCTTGTGAGTGCGGATGTAGTGCCGCAGTTCGTCGGTCAGGCTGCCGGACACAATGAGTTTGGCGGGCGGCCTGACCTCGATATGTAGGCCCGCCAGATACAAGGGAGAGAGGAGAGACTCCATCAAAACTCCTCTTCTTTAGCCGACTGGCCCGCCCCCGCTCCCGTATTAGGGTTTACCTTGAAGGTGCTCAAATTTTCCAGAAGATGCTCACGTTTGGGAGTGAGCATCTTCTGGATTTCTTGAGCACCTTCTGTAATTGCCCCCAACCTCCAAACCCACTGCTGCTTACGATCCCCCAGCCTACCGCCCTCCTTTACGGCCTCGGCCCCAATCCGTTTTTGTGCCCTACGCACCGTTGCCCATGCAAACCCCGCGCCGTCAGCGTCAGCCCTGACTTGCTTGGCGGGCACCGGGCCATCCGCCAATAAGCCCCGCAAGAACTCTGCCGCGTCGTCCTGCTCGCTAGTCTCGTCAGTCTGCGGCGCTTCTACCGCTCCCAATATGTCACGGGCGGACCCCTCGATCTTGTCGCCCCAGGCAACGCGGGTTGTCTGGATGCCGCTATCCAGGGTGTGCGGCTCGATGAAGTAGGTAACGCCCCCATCGTCAATGGATATGTTGCTTTTGGCGCGGGCCAGGACGCGCCCCTCGCTGTCCTCCTGCTTGGCCGCTACAAGCACAGTACGGGCGAAAGCGCCAAAGGCTTGAGACCCAATTACGCGCTCCTGCGGTGACGTACCCGCCGAACCCTTGGCAAAGTGGGTAATTCCTACCACTGCGCAGTTATAGACGGCAGCGAAGTCAACCACGGCTTGCAAGCCCCTCCGCACGTCATTGGCCCTATGCATATCGCCAGCCACGGCACTGACGATAGGGTCAATCATCAGCATCGAAGCTCCTCCGATGGCAGATACTGCGGCATGCAAGGTCTGTATATCCCGCGCAGGATCAAATGGCAGGACTTCTCCGGTCATAGGGTCAGTGACACTTTGAACGAAGAACACCCTTTTCACGTCAGCACCGCATGCCATCAGGCGCGGCTTGAGCGTGTCGGCGGGGTCGTCCTCGCTAGACCAGATCAAGACGTTGCCCGGTTCCGCGCAGCGCACGCCATCAGGCCATACACCCCCGGTCGTGACCGTCGCCGCCAGGCCCAGCGCGAGGGTAGTTTTGCCGGTGCCTGCCGACCCGGCCAGGATGCTCAGCTTGCCCCGCGCTATCCATTGCTCCCAAAGCCAGTGAATCGGCTGTTCCTTTACGTCAGTGGCGCACAAGAGGGAAACGCCACCAGGTGGGCGCTGTCGGGGTTGCGCGTCCGTGTATGCCTCCACGGGCGGGACTGGGGGCATGTCGGGCATTGAGGAATCCAGTTGATCTTGGGCTTGGTCCAGAAGCGACTTTCGGGTACCTACTTGCATTGGCACACCTCCAGCGCGTGATTGATGCGGTTGGTGGCCAACCAGAGCCGCTTACGGTCTCCGTCAGTCAACGGGACGCCCCGCACCAAATTGCCAGCAGCCACGGCCACCAGCAAAGCCTCAAACGACACGCAACGCAGCGCATCTGCGTAGCTGAAGGGCATGCGCTGAGCCTTCAGCGCCGAGCGGGGACGCCCATCCGGGAACAAGTCGTCAACCTTCATCCCCACCGCTGCCAATACGTCATAAACAGAGCAGCCCGCGAAGTCATGCACCAGTACTTTGCCGTCCTCGGTCTCCGTGATCGCCAGGGATTGCCCAGATTTGGAATCATGCGCAGGGCAGCAAGCTACCCAGCGCCCCCGGCCCGTTTGCTTCACCTTATTCAGGCGCGAAAGGAAGGTTTGCACGTTGCTCATTCCTGGCCCCCTCGCAAAAAATGCTTTTCGGCCCAGCATTGCAGCCGGTCTGCATCCTCACGCAAGGAGAACGCAGCGAATTGCACCAAGCTGAGCAGGCCGTCGATGTCGTAGCCGCTGAGGGTTTGCCCTTCATCGCCACCGTCTCGGATTATCTGATCGTGGCGCAGTAGGCCCATGATCGTCTCAATCCCCCTTGCGGCAGAGAGCGCCCCCTCTGCATACCTGGCAAAAGGACCAACCCCGCGGGCAACAGCTTCGTCATGCACTTGCTGACCAAGTGCCAAATGGATAGTGTCTATCGAAGGTTCCCGGCTCATTTCACACCCCCAGCAATCTCGATTGCCAAGCCTTCGGCAAAGCCATCGTTGAAGCCTTCGCACAAAGCCAGGTAATTAGGCTGCTTGCCTTCGCCCAGCGCCAGCAAGAACGATGCACGCTCAAGGTCGCGGAACACGGCCAGGGAGTGACCGTGCTGGGCAAACCAGTCAGCGGCGCGCTTCTTGCCCATCTCGTGGGCGGATTGATAGTCGTGGGATTGCGCAGACGTGCGCGGGGATTGATTAGCCATTGGCGGCCTCCCTGATCAGGTTAGGCCCGCCATCCATCGCCAAATGGGGTGGGCGGGCAGAAAGCAGGGTTGGCGAACCGGAGATCAGGGAACCCGGCATACCCGAAGGTATCCCCGCAATCGCCCGCCCGTAGAGGGTGCGCAAAAGCGTAGGGACGTAAAAAATCCGCTCAATGGCGGAACGTCCGCCTGATCTGTTCTGGTCGCCAAACCAGGTCGCGTTTGTGTTAGCGACGGGCAAAGTATGCCGCAAGGGGTTGAACAGTGCAAGCATGTCCGCCCCCCCTCAACCGATGACCGGGTTGCGAAGGAAATCCGAAATATCCTCGGTGGCGGGGGCCTCCATCGAGCGGCGCCATTCGGCTGCCGCCTCAGCACTGATAAGAGTGCGCCGACCAACCTTCATCAGGCGCGGACCCTTGCCCTGTTTGATCAATTCGTAGAAAAACGAACGACTGGTATTGTGCTGGTCGCAGAATTGGGCGACGGTAAAAGTTGCTTTTTGCATTCGTGTTGTCCGGTTAAATCCAAGGGCGTCCGGCCGGGACAACACGAATACTATGCATCAGGACATGCATAGTAAAAACTGCTTGAGTAAAGAAAGCGTTTATTCGCTCAAGTCAGGAAATAGGCTGGGCTGGGCCAGCCAAGCTTTGGCGAGAGCTAAGGCAGCTTCTCGGCTCCTATCTCGTGACTCTTGACTATGGTGAAAATCAAACCTCTCTCCACTGGGGCCCTGAAGCTGGCGATCTCCAGTCATTACCTCAGCCCATGCCCCATCGTCGCGGGCGCTTCTGCGCTGTCGTACCGAGCTCTCTGAGAGCCCGAAGTGTTCTGCCAGCTTGCTTATGGTTTCTCGTTTGCGCTGGTTGATCTTCGAGCGAACCTGAAACGGCTCTAGCGCCAGATCATCAGCAATAATATCTATCAGAGACAAGGCTTGCGCTGCGCATGTATTCATCTCAAATAGCCATCCGTCCAGCTTATCCGCCTCCATTGGTGACATATTGCTATTAGTCTTTCCGCGCTGATCTGGTAGTTCTATCTGCCCCTCAAGCAGGCTGGCAAGGAAACCGCCCGCAAAAGGAGGGACCGATGTTTCCGAGCGTAGTAAATTGGCTAGGTCTTTTACATATCCATGTAGTTGGGCGTTCGTGACTGCCATTAACCAACGCTCTTCAATTTCGTCACTCATGCTCGGCTCCTTTCAATTGATCCAAAAGGTCCGCCCACCACTGCATCATCTCGGTTCGCTGCTTGAGGTAAAGGGCGTGGTTATATGCGGCGCTTGTGTCGTTTCGCTCTTGGTGGGCAAGCTGTAGCTCGATGTGCTCATGCGGCCAACCTTGCTCATGCAGGATAGTGGAAGCCACACCTCGGAAACCGTGACCCGTCATGCGCCCCCGGTAGCCCATACGGTACAGCGCGTACAAGATAGTGTTGTTGCTCATGGGCTTTTCGTGGTTTCGCTCCCCTGGGAACAGCAGGCTGCGGCCATACGAAAGTGACTTTATTTGCTCCAGCACCGCCAGCGCCTGGCGTGACAGCGGCACGATGTGCGGCGTTTTCATCTTCATTCGCTCGGCGGGGATATCCCATCGGGCCGCATCCAGGTCGAATTCTTCCCAGCGCGCGCCGATCAGTTCGGTGGTGCGGACGAACGTCAGGGCCATCAGCTTGAGCGCCAGGCGGGTGTACTCGCTGCCAAGATAGGCGTCCATAGCCTTTAACAGTTCGGGCAGTTCCTTGGCGTCAACGCGAGCGTAGTTCCGCTTCTTGCGGACTTTTAGTACGTCGGCGGGCCGCACGTCAGAAACCGGGTTTCTCTCCGCCAGGTCGTGGGCGACGGCGTACCGCATGATTTGGCCGCAGGTCTGCAAGGCCCGCTTGGCTATGTCCAGCGCCCCTCGCGACTCGATCTTCTTGATTGCATCCCGAAAAGCAGACGCCGGGATACCCCCAACCGGCATACCCCCAATCTCGGGGAACACGTCCGCCTCCAGGCGGCGCAGGACGTAATCCGCGTGCCGCGTGCTGCGGCTTGGAGACCAATGCGCCCACCATTGCCGGGCAGCCTGCTCAAACGTCGTGGCGGCGGGAGCGCTGGCCTGTTGTTTACGTTCGGCCATCGGATCGACGCCAGCCGCCAGCAACTTGCGGCCCTCCTGGTGGCGTTCTCGGGCCTGGGCAAGGGTCACGTCTGGGTAGACGCCCAGCGCCATCACCTTTTCCTTTCCCCCGTGGCGATACTTCCAGCGCCAGTACTTTCCCGCCTTGTTGACCAGCAGGTATAGGCCACCGCTATCTGACAGCTTTCGGGGCTTCTCAGCGGGCTTGGCCTGGCGGACGGCAGTATCAGTCAGGGGCAT